ACGGGTCCGAGTGTCTCACGATGGCAAACGGCGGCAGCTTCAGAGTTGTCACGCCATCAAGGGAAGGCGCACGAGGCCTGACGCTCGACCTGGTCGTCATCGACGAAGCCCTAGCACATCCGTTGGAACCGGCTGCCGAGGCCGGGTCGCAGCATTTCGACTGTTTCTTGAAACTTGAGGCGTGCGCCGCCGCGGTCCTGGGCGGTGTAAGCGACGTGGCCGCCGGCAAGCAGCTCAAGGCCGATGCGGGCCGACAGCAGCGCTGTCTTGCCGTTCTGACGACCGACCGACAAGCCGACGGTGCGGCGTTTGTACCGACCAGCTTTCTCCCCCTCCTGAAGGGGCCTGGGCTACCCTGTGGGCATGGGGTACGACCACCGCCACCGTCAGGCCCGTGCCGAACTGTTGGCCGACCGCCCGGTTTGTGTTTGGTGTCGTGGGGCTGTGGCGACCGAGGCTGACCACGTCCCGCCGCTTGCGTCGTTCCCGCCTGGCGAGTGGGTCGGGCAATACGTTCCGAGCTGCGGCCCGTGCAATGCTTCTCGCGGCGGCCGGCTGGCTGCGCAACGCAAGAAGCCGAAACCTGTGACCTCGAGGAGATGGTGATATGGGTCGACATCGCAAAGCCGTAGAAACGTTCTTGGAGACTGCCGAGGGTGACCCGGTCGTCGTCGAGACATGTCGAGGGCTTGCTGATCGTTGGGACGCAATCGAGGCCGGCGCTGACGGTGCCGGCCAAATCCCTCAAATCGCGGCGGTTTTGCTTCAATCGTGCGAAAAGCTGTCGATTCCGCACGAGGATGCCTTGGCTTCGCTTGAGAACGCATTGAAGGCGGTATGACCTACCCGGCGGCCTTGCACGCCACACCAGCGAGCGATTCACCGAGCCGAGGCCACTACCTTGCCCAGGTCGCCGAGCTCATGGGTCTGGACTTGTTTGGCTGGCAGCGGCAGGTTGCTGACGTGGCGCTTGAGGTCGACGAGGCTGGTCGGTACAAACGCCGCACCGTCGGCTTGTCGGTCGGTCGTCAGAACGGCAAGACAGCGCTGCTGTCGGCCCGCATCGGCCTTGAGCTGCTTGCCGGCGGCCACGTCGCTTACACCGCCCAGGACCGCGGCGGCGCACGCCTCAAGTTTCAAGAAACAGTCGAAATGCTGCGACCCGGCCTCGGCAGCCGGTTCCAACAGCTGCGGCTCGCAAACGGGTCCGAGTGTCTCACGATGGCAAACGGCGGCAGCTTCAGAGTTGTCACGCCATCAAGGGAAGGCGCACGAGGCCTGACGCTCGACCTGGTCGTCATCGACGAAGCCCTAGCACATCCGTTGGAGCTCGTCGGTGCCCTCGGCCCGACAATGTCCACCAGGCCGTCGTCGCAGCTGTGGCTTGCCTCAAACGCCGGCACGAGCTCATCTGAAATGCTGCGCCATTACCGCGACCTTGGCCGTGCTGGTGATTCTCCGTCGCTGGCCTGGTTCGAGTGGGCGGCCGCTGACGACGCCGACCCTGACGATTCCGAAACGTGGCTGGCAGCGATCCCGACGCTTGCTGAGGAGAAAGGCGTCACGATGGCGGCCGTCAAAGACTTCCACGGCACCATGACCACCGACTTGTTTGATCGGGAAATCTTGAATCGGTGGCCGTTGGAGGCCGGCGACTACGCCCTTGACCTGGCCGTGTTCGCACAGCTCGAGGAGCACGACCTGCCGCACGGCGACAAACTCGCCCTTGGTGTCGACGTCAGCCCGATGCGAGACTGGTCCACAATCGCTATCGCATCGCAAACCGGCGACCGGTATCTCACCGAGATCGTCGACCATCGGCCTGGTGTCGGCTGGGTACCCGCCCGGCTCGCCGAGCTCGCACAACGTTGGGGCGCAACAATCGTGATCGACGCCGGCGCAGCTGCTGGGTCGCTGCTCCCGCATTTGCAGCATCTCAACACGCTCGAGGTTGGTGCCCGTGACTACTGCGCCAGCTGCGCCACCATGCACGACGCGATCGTTGACGCCAAACTGGCACACCTCGGCGATACCATCCTGACCGACGCAGTCGCCTCAGCTACTCGTCGCCGGCTTGGTGACCGCTGGGCCTGGAAGCGCACGAGCGAGGAAAGCCCGATCACGCCGCTTGTGGCTGCTAGCCTTGCACTATGGGGCGCAATATCAGTCGCGCCGAAACCTACCCCGCAGGTGTTTTGATGTATCACGCCGCCCTTCAGCTCGCCGGCCTGCTGCTGGCGATCATCGCCGTGTTCATGGAGTTCGGAGCGTGGCCGGCAGCGTTCGCTGTCGGTGTCGCTATCGTTATCGTGTCGGCCGCCGTCGAGGCTGGTGAAGGATGATCGGCGACCTGATCCGACGCCAGGAACGTTTTAACACAGCGTTTTCGCTGCCACCGAGGCAGCCCGTCAGTCAGCCCATCACCGGCCCGATCAAAGTCACACGCGCCACGCTGCTGTCAAATGTCGTCGCAAACCGCTGCGTCGCCCTCATCTCGGATCAAATCGGATCGCTGCCCGTAGCAGTCGAACGCAACGGAGAGCCAGTCGAAACACCGACTTTGCTTGCAGCGCCTGAAATCGACCGAACCCGCTCCGAGTTTATGGCTGCCCTCGTCACGTCGCTGCTGGTCAACGGAAACGCATACCTACTCGCCGGTAACCGCAGCACGCTCGGTTTCGTTCAGAACGTGGTTCTGCTTGATCCTGAAGCAATTCAGGTCACTGTCGTCGACGGCCGGCCGCAATACCGCACAGCTCGAGGCGTTCTCAATCCCGAGGACGTGCTGCACATCCGCAACTTCACGCTACCCGGCCACGTCATCGGATACGGCCCGCTGCAATGGAACACGCAATCCATCGCACAAACGCTCGCAGCCGACCAGTACGCCGGCGAAGCATTCATGACGGGCGCTGTGCCAGACGGCGTGCTGCACTCCGAAAACGAGATCACCAGCGACCAGGCGCAAGACCTGAAAGCAGCGTGGATCGCCGGCAACGGCGGCCGGCAACGAGGCCCAGCCGTACTGTCCGGCGGCGTCAAGTACCAGCCGCTCGAGTTCTCATCGGTCGACATGGAGCTGCTCGACAGCCGCCGATACAACGCCGAACAAATGTGCACCCTGTTCGGCGTCCCGCCGCACCTCGTCGGCGTGCCATCGCAAGACTCGAAGACCTACAGCAACGTGCAGCAAGACTCGCAGTTCTTCGTCCGCTTTACGCTGCGGCCGCTGGCAATCAAGATCGAAGAAGCGCTGTCAACGCTGCTGCCCCGAGGTCAGCGGGCCGTGTTCAACTTCGACGCTGTGCTGCGAGCCGACACACAAACACGATACGACGCATACGAAACCGGTCTGCGGGCCGGCTTCCTCACCATCGACGAGGTCCGAGCTTTGGAGGGATTGACGTGACCGAGATCGAAACCCGCACAATCACGTTCGACGGCATCGAAACCCGCACCGATGACGACGGCTTCCGGCACCTGGTCGGCATCGTCGTGCCCTGGGCCGGCGAATACCGAATGCCAAACGGCCTCACCGAATCGTTCGAACGTGGCGCATTCACCAAGACGCTGCAGGAACGTGGCGACCGTATCCCGCTGTATCAGCAACACGAGTCACGCTCGACGCTGCCAGTCGGCACGTCGGTCGGCTGGGAAAACACCGTTGACGGCCTGGTCGCCGATTTCCGCATGGCCCGCACCGAACGAGCAGCCGAAGTGCTGTCGCTCGCCGATGACGGCATGGTGACCGGCCTTTCAGTCGGCTTTATTCCGGTACGGTCCCGCACCGAAACTCGAGGCGACGGTCAGCACGTCGTCAGGGTCGAAGCCCGCATGGATCACGTCGGTTTCGTGGCGCAGCCGGCCTACGACGGTGCACGAGTGCTTGCTGTGCGTCACTTCGACGCCGACGACCCCGAGATCGCACCAAAACTGGCCCGCTGGCGAGGCGCTTTCGCATGACGATGAAGTCGGAGCAGCTCACCGTCGGCCTGACCGCCGCACGCATCCTTGACGACGAGAACACAAACCGGCACGTTTACTTTCACGACGACAGCAGCCACCCGGTCTACCTCGGCGGCTCGGACGTCACCACCAGCAACGGCCTCAAAGTGCCCAAAAACACGCTGTTCGAAATGTTCATTCCAGCCAACGAAGAACTTTGGGCCGTGTCCAGCAACGCCGACCAAACCGTCAGCATCCTGTACCAGACCGACTGACCTGATAGATTCAACCGAAACCCACGTTGCGCCGCTGGAAGCGCCGCCCGCCAGCTACGGGCACCCGGCCAGCACCCGACACCCCCACCACTACCAAGAAAGGCGCAACCGTGCGTTTGCTTGATCAGCTCGTCGAAGAACGAGCAGAACTTTCCGAAACTGTCGACGGCATCCTGACCAGGGCCGCCGACGAGACCCGTGACCTGACCGAGGCCGAGGACAAGAACCTTGCCGATCTCAAGGCCCGAGCCGATGCCCTCGACGAGCGCATCACCGAGCTTCGTGCCATTCAGGTTCAGAACCTCGAAGCGGCCAAGCTTCGTGCCGAGGTCGCTGCGACCGACGAGCCCGAGGCCCGTGCGGCCGCCGGCGTCGTCCAGGTCAACAGCGAGCCTGTTACCTACCACGAGCGTGGCGATCACTCGTTCTTCGCTGACCTCGTCGCTTCCCAGTCCCGCAACGACATCGCGGCCCGTCAGCGCCTCGAGCGTCACATGCAGGAAGTCGAAGTCGAGAACCGTGACGGCACCACCGCCGGTGTCAGCGGGCTTGTTCCGCCGGCCTATTTGATTGACGCTGCGGTGGCGAAGGCCCAGGCCGGTCGCCCCACGGCCAACGCCGTGCGCAACCTGCCCCTCACCGAGTCGGGCATGACCGTGAACCTGTCACGGGTCACCACGTCCTCCTCGGCTGCGGTCCAGCAGGAAAACGGCGCTGTCTCCGAAACCACCGTCGACGACACCCTGATGACGGCCGACGTTGTCACCATCGCTGGCATGCAGGACTTCTCGGCGCAGGCCCTCGCCCGAGGCATCGGCGTCGACCAGCTCCTCATTGAGGACCTGACGATGAGCTACGCCACCGCCCTTGACTCGAACATCATCAACGGCGATGGCACCGGCGGCGCTTCCACCGGCATCCTCAACGCGGCCGGCACCGGTTCCGTGACCTACACCGACGCCTCGCCAAGTGGGGCGGAGACCTGGCAGCAGGTCGTCAAGGCCATCTCAACCGTGCAGTCGTCGAAGTTCCTGTCGCCCGACGTAGTGGTCATGCACCCTCGCCGTGCGGCGTTCATCGCCGGCAGCCTCGATTCGAGCAACCGCCCGCTCATGCAGCCCGTTGTCGCCACGGCGTCGAACGTGCTCGGCACCGGCGATCTCTCGTACGGCGCTCCGACCATGTCCATCGCGGGCCTGCCCGTCGTCACCGACTCGAACATTCCGACCAACCTCGGCACCGGGACCGACGAGGACGCCATCATCGTGATGCGCTCGGACGACGTCATCCTGTGGGAAGAGAACGGCGGCTCGCCGCTTGTCGTCCAGTACGACAGCGTTGGCTCCGGCACCCTCACTGTGCGGATTGTGGCCTACGGCTACAGCGCCTTCCTGGTGCGTGATCCGAACAGCGTTGCCGTCATCACCGGCACCGGCCTCAACGCCACGCTGTAATCCCCCCCATGACCTCGTTGTAGGTCATTCCCTTCGTCGGTCGGGTCGGTACCAGTCCCGGCCCGGCCGACACCCCAACCTCGAGGAGTTCGCCATGTCCGACGCCCTTTGGAAGAAGCAGGCCCCCAGCCGTGTCCATAAGCCCGTCAAGGCTCCCGCTGCTGCGCCTGCGCCGGCTCCGGTAAAGAAGTCGACCAAGAAGGCCAAGAAGGGCTGACGATGGCGTACACGTCGCTCAGCGTGCTCAAGGACTACCTCGGCATTCCGAGCGGCACGACGTCCGAGGACACTCCGCTGGCCGCTGCCATCGCTGCCGCTCAGGATTTGGTCGACGGCTACACCAACACGACGTTCGAGACGGTCACCGAGGCTCGTGTGTACCGTGCCGACGATCCGCAGGTGTTGCTCGTCGACCAGTTCCACACCCTCACCGGTCTCGTAGTTCGCACCGATACGAGCAACGATGGAACGTATGACACGCTGCTGACTGTCACTGAGGACTTCGTGGTGCAGCCGTTCAACAAATCGCCGTTCACGTCACTGCTCAACGTGTCCGGCGACTGGCCCCGGTACGCATCCGGCCGGCCAGCCGTGCAAGTGACGGCCGCTTACGGCGACCAGAACGACGCAGCCGTGCCCTACGCCGTGCAGCAGGCCGCCCTGATCCTCGCCGCACGCCTGTACCAGCGCAAAGCGTCCCCGCTCGGCATCATGACCGGCTTTGCCGACTACGGCATCGCCCGCATCAGCCGCCAGGACCCCGACGTGGCTGCGCTGCTCCAGCAATACAAGCGGCTCGCGACCGCCTGATGGCCGACTACACCGCCATTCGTGACGGCCTCGCCGCACAGCTTGAGACTGTGCCGACGTTCCTGACTGTGCACGCCACCGTCCCGAACCGGATTGTTGCGCCGGCGGCCGTGGTCGTTCCTGGCCGGCCCGTCGCCACCTACCACGACAGCATGATCGGCAGCGGCGGCTCGCTCACCGTGTTCAACTTCGAGCTGGTGTGCGCCGTGCAGTCGATGACCGAGGAGTTCGCCCAGGACGCCCTCGACGAGCTCATCAGCGGCGCTAACAGCGTGCCGGCAGCTGTCGAGGCCGACCCGACCCTCGGCGGCGCAGCGACAACGTGCCAGGTTCGCCAGGCCGTTGACTACGGCGTGGTAGCCTTTGCAGATACCGAGTTCATCGGTGCCCGTTTTCTCGTGGAGGTCTACGCACGATGACCAGCTACACCGTCACGTCACACAAGCTCGCCGGCCATGAGCACGGCGATACCGTGACCGACGCCGACCTCGAGGGCGCAAACGTGCCCGCATTGATCGCAGCAGGCCACCTGGCCGAAGCGAAACCGAAAAACAGCCGAAAGGCCAACCCAGAAAGTGAGGCCGACTGATGGCCGTTTTTCTTCAGAATGACGTTCAGGTCACCGTCAACTCGGTTGACCTGACCGACCACGTCGCAAGCATTACCTGGACCGAGAGCGCAGACGAGCTCGAGACCACGGCGATGGGTGACAGCAACCGCACCCGCATCGGTGGCCTCAAGGACGGCAGCGTCTCGATCGAGTTCCACCAGGACATGGCCAGCTCCAGCGTCTATCAGACCCTGTACCCGCTGCTCGGCACCACGACCACCGTCGAGATGACACCGACCAGCGGCACGCTCTCAGCTGAAAACCCGAAGCACTCAGCCTCGGCCCTCGTCACCGAGCTGCCCATCATCGACGGCAGCGTTTCCGACCTTGCCACCGTTTCGGTGACCTGGCCGCTGTCCGGCGCAGTCACGGTGACCACCGCCTGACATGCTTGACCTCTCCATCTCAACTCGACTGGCCGATGAGACGGAGCCAGTCACAAGCAAACCCACGATGGGCACGCTGCTCCAGCTGGAGCGGTACTTCAACCTGCCGAGCGCAATCGAGGCGTTGCAGCAGACAAAGATCGAGCATGTGGCGTGGCTGGCGTGGGAATCACGCCGGCACGCCGGGCTCGTTGTGCCGACCTGGGAAAAGTTCCGAGACTCGCTGGTCGACATCGACTTTGACAGCGACAACGACACCCCTTTAGCCGAAGGGGAACCGCCTACGGCATAGCGTCGTTGGCACTCGCTACCGGGCAACCGATCAGCGAGCTTGAGAACGCTTCCCCGGCCGTTATTCGTGCGTTGCAGGCAATTCTGAAAGAGCGTCACCAGGCGCAAGAGAAAGCAGCACGGAGGCGCTGACGATGGCAAAACCCGCAGTCCGAGTCGAGGGCGGCAGGGAGCTGCGTCGCAAGTTCCGTGAAGTCGGCGACGACATGTCGGACCTGAAAGACCTGCACAGGGAGCTCGCTGACGACGTTGCCGGCACGGCAAAGACGAAGACGCCTGTGCGTAGCGGCCGGCTGCGCAACTCGGTGCGTGGCAGCGGCACAAAGACTGCTGCTCGAGTCCGAGCCGGCAACAACCGCAAGAGCGGCCCGAGCTCGGTGCCCTACGCTGGGCCGATTCATTTCGGCTGGGCCGAACGTGGCATCCGGCCCAAGCCGTTCATGTACGAAGCACTTGACGATCGCCGGCAGGAAGTGATCGAACGGTACAACGACGAAGTGCGAACCATCATCAAGCGCGTGTTCTAGGATTGACCCATGGCAGCAGGCTCAAGCGTTATCAACGTCGCAATCCTTGCCGACGCGAAGCGGTTTACCAAAGCTGTCGGTGACGCCGGCGACAAGCTCGGCAAGTTCGGCACGAAAGTCGGCAACGTTTCGGCAAACGTCGTCAAAGGCTTCGGTGTCATGGGTGCTGCCGCCGGCGGCCTGGCCGTCGTTGTCGGCAAGCAACTGTTCGACGTCGGCGAGGAACTGACCGCCCTCGACCAGAAGATCGGCACCGTATTCTCCGGCGAGTCGCTTAACACGGTTACAGACTGGGCCGACGAAGTCGCAGCCCGCATGGGCCTCACCTCAACCCAGGCAGCCGGCCTTGCCGCTAACGCAGGTGACCTGCTTAAGCCGATGGGTTTCACGGCCGACCAGGCCGCCGACATGTCGACCGAGATCATCGGTCTCGCTGGTGCATTGTCCGAGTGGTCTGGCGGGCAGCGTGGCGTTGAAGAAACCGCCGAAATCCTGTCAAAGGCGCTGCTCGGCGAACGTGACTCGCTTAAGTCGCTCGGTATCGCGATCAACCAGGCCGAAGTCGACCAGCGTGCCCTGCTGATCGCTCAGCAAAACGGCCGGGATGCGATCACTGCGCAGGACAAGGCACTCGCAACGCAAGCCCTGATCCTCGAGAAGTCGACCGACGCTCAGGAAGCGTATGCCGCCGGCGGCAACAGACTTACCGCTGCACAGAACCAGCTAAAGGCAGCGTTCGGCGAGCTCCAGGAAGACTTGGCCCGCAAACTGCTGCCGCTGTTCGCACAAGCCGCCGACATCGTTGTCGAGCTCATCGAGGTGTTTGACGAGGAGGGCCTGGGCGGCGTCATCTCGAACGTTTCCGAACGGATCAAAGAAGCGTGGCCGACGATCAAGGCACAGCTCGCAGTGTGGGCGCAAGGATTCGTCGACTGGGTCAAGAAGGCCGGGCCGCCGATGCTTGCAGCACTCGGCAACCTGATCCTTGACTTTACGAAGTGGTGGTACACGGTCGCCGTGCCGGCCATCGTCGAACAGCTTCAAGCATGGGCCAAAGCGTTTATCGACTGGATCGGGCCGCTTATCCCGCCGTTCCTCATGAAGCTCGGCGAGCTCATCGCAGCGTTCGCAAACTGGTTTATCAACATCGGCCTGCCGATGATCGTCGAAAAGCTTGCGTCATGGGCAAAAGCGTTTGTGGAGTGGGTCGGGCCGCTAATCCCGCCGCTGCTGCTCGAAATGACCAAGCTGCAGATCAAGATTCAAAGATGGATGCTGACCGAAGCACTTCCCAAAATCGTCAGTTATCTGGCCGAGTGGGGCCTGGCGCTAATCCAATGGATCATTGACGTCGCGCCTGACGTAATTAAGGAGCTTGTCAAGCTGCTTGCTGACGTCACCAGCGCCATGGTTAACGGCGCGATCCAGCTCGGCAAAGACCTGGTCGGCGGCATCGTCAGCGGCATCAAGTCTGCTGCTGGCGCAGTCGCAAGCGCTATCGCAGACCTAATTCCTGGCGGCGGCATTCTCGGCGACATTGCAGGCTTCGTGCCAGGCCTCGCTGCCGGCGGGCCAGTAAGCGCTGGCAGCCCGTACATCGTCGGCGAGACTGGGCCGGAACTGTTTGTGCCGACCGGCTCAGGCACGATCATGAACAACAACCGCCTCGGCGGCCTAGGCGGCGGCGGCACAATGAACGTCACCGTTAACATGCCGGTCGGCTCGGATGGTGCCGATGTTGTCGCAGCGTTGCAACGGTACGCACGGGCACACGGCGGCACCGTCCCAATCCTTACCGGGCAGTTGTAATGGCTTCGTGGGCCTGGGCGCTCGAGTTTCAGCCGACCGACAAGGACGGCGGCAGCAACCCGCCAGCCGTGCCGATCGGCGACGTTATGGGCGCAGCGATCAGCTACGGCAAACGAGGCGACGCGCTGTCGTACAGCGGCGGCACTTGCGTTCTGCAGCTCGACAACACGACCAGCGCCTACACGCCTGACGCCGGCGGCACCTACGCCAACGCACAGTTCCTGGGCACCAAGGTCCGCATTTACGCTGACGTGACTGGGGCCGGCGCACCGTCGTGGACGCACGGCCCACCAGCAGCGTTCACCGGCGTCGTGACCGATATCGAGTACAGCTTTCAGGGCACGTTTGAGTCGTCTGTGAGGGTGACTGTTTCGGATGCTTTGACGATGCTCGGCACGTTGTCGTTCGGCACGGTAACGGCTGGCGGTTTCACCCTGGACTCGGCAACCCGTGGCCTACTTGATACCAGCCGAGTCGGTTTTGATTTTACCGACGGCCTCGACGTCGATGCCGGCCCGGCCGCCGATCACATCTCACGCGTTCTCGCAGCCTCAAACGCTGTCACGACACAAATCGAACAAACCGAAGTTGTTAACCCGTCCGGCGATACCGGCCAAACGCTGCAAGCCGTCACCGACTACAAAGGCAACGCCGGCTCACTGCTGCAAACTGTCGAACATTCTGATGGCGGCGATGTCTACGTCCGCCACGGCCTACCCATCGACGGCACCACACCAAACAACGCTGTGACGTTCCGAACACGAGGCCAGAAACCAGTAACAAGCGCTGTGACCGGCGTTGTTGGCCTGACCCCGCTGAACTTGTGGGATGCACGCCTGACGCCGTCAGGCACCGAGCCGCACTACTACTCAACCATTGACTTCGCTTCGGGCACGAAAAGCAGCTACTCGCAGGTTTCGTTTACCAGCACCGGCGGCACCGAACAAACAGCTACTGCCAACGTCGACGAGTTCGGCGCACGAAGCATTAGCCGCACCGGGCTGCTGTGCGAAAACGACACAGCAACCAAACAGCTTGCTGACGCGTTCCTGGCACAGTACGGCACCGAAAACGCACCACCGCTCGCCGTGCGCGACATCGTCCTGCAAACAATCGTCGAAGGCGAAAACGACAACTACCAGCTCGTCAAAACATCAGTCGGCGACTCAACAACCGTCCGGCTACGTCCCCAAGGCGCGAGCTCAACACTCGACTTTACTGGCGTCGTTTCCGGCGTCAGATGGAACATCACACCGACAGGGTCACAAATGACCGTGCAGCTCGAGGACGGAGCACAAACCGTGTTCTTCCTGCTCGATGATGCGGGTTACGGACTCCTCGACGTCAATCAGATAGGCTAAAACTCATGGGTTCCGGTTACAGAACATTCGTGTCGGGCGAAATCCTGACGGCAGCAAACGTGCAGGGCTACCTGGCCGACCAGGCCGTCATGGTGTTTGCTGACGCCACAGCTCGTGACGCAGCGATTACGTCGCCGGCGGATGGCATGATTTGCTACCTCGAGGACACCGGCTATTACCAGGCTTACGAGTCATCGTCGTGGACCAACATGATTACGTCTGGCGGTGTCGCAGCAGAAAACGCTGACATGTCCGGATCGACGAACGCCGGCCGCAAGCTCACCGTGTCGACCTCAGCACCGTCGAGCGGTCAAACCACCGGCGACCTGTGGGTCAACATCTCGTGACGTTCTCCGCCCTCGTTCACCTCCGCAACAACGACCGCGACGAGCTCGACCAGGAGCGGTCTGACGCTCGTCCGAAGCGTGGCGACATCTTTGACGTTCGGCCACGGACTGCGCAGTACGGCATTCGTGAGTCGTTGCGGCGATGGCTCGAGGACGGCCGTGATGCAAACGAGTTCGACGCACGGTTTTGCATTGTTCGGGTCAACAGCGGGTCGGTGCCAGCCGACGAGATTCGAGCAAAACTCGTTCGGCAAGCAACTCGGCCTGCTGTTCTCGGCGAACCAGAGTTTGACGAGGAAACGCTAAGCGGCGAAGTCGTGACGCACGAACAGGTCTGGCGGCTGCGCCTCTCCGAGTTCACATTGGAAGAACTTGCAGTCATTGACATCGACGGTGAAATCACGATGACGCAAAACCGGTTCTGCGAGGTATCCGAGCACAAGGTAAACCGAACCTGGTTTGACCCGTCGCACGAGGACGGGCACGGCGCTGTGCGTTCTGACGCTGACGACCCGTTGCCTCGGGAGGAAAAAGATGGCTGACACGACAGTTACGGTCAGAACAGACGGCACCGGCGATTACACGACGATCACTGCAGCAGTAGCAGCCAGCGACGTTTCCTCTGGGTATTACAAAATCGAAATCGACGATTCCAGTGTCTACAGCGCAGCAGTCAATTTGAGCCCAGCAACCGGTACGCCGACCTCGTCGAATTACATGTGGCTGACTGTGTCTGACGGCAACCGACATGCTGGTGTGGCTGGTACTGGACATGCAAGCGTCAATGTCGCCGGAACTCAAGCTTTGCAACTCAGTTCAGATTACGCAAGAGTCGAATATCTTGAAATTGAAACCGGAAGTTTCAACTGCATTTTTGTGACAGCAGACAACGTGCTGATTTCTCGGTGCATCCTCCATGATTCACCATACAGAGGGTTTTACACAGCCGCGTCCACAAGCTTTTCCGTCGATAACTCTTTGATTTATGGCAACGCACGCGGCTTGTGGAGTTTCACCGGAAACAGCATTACAAGAACGGGCAATTTCGATTACTGCACCATTGTCGATAACGCAGGCGTCAACAATACTGAAACCAACGTTTATCTGCAGGCTAATGGTTCAAGCGGGTATCAAACGCTCAACTTTTACAACGTCGCCTTGGGTGGTGGCTACGCGCAAGACATCGTTGTTGGTGGAAGCTACACCGCCAACGTGACACACGGCGGTTCGAACAACGCTTGGGACACTGACACAAGCCAATTTGGATCGTCAACTTACAGCTACACCAGCAGCCAAGACATTTCGTCTGGCGGCGTAACAACAACGACGACCACGGCTAACGCCATGATCGTCACAGACCTCACTCCCGGTTCCGAGAACTACACGCCGGTTTCTGCTACTGGTGCAGGCTCAAACCTGCTGCTCGGCAACGGCAGCAACCGGCAAGGTTCCGAACCCGACTCACGCCAAGACTTCTCGACCGACATTCGAGGCAAGGCACGGCCAACCACGGCCGGCAAAATCGACATCGGCGCATTCCAAATCACCACAGCCGCTGGCTTCAAGTATTGGGACGGCAGCGCTTGGGCCGACTCAACCGCTGTCCAATATTGGAACGGCTCGGCCTGGACCGACGTGACGGGTATCCAGTATTGGAACGGTTCGGCCTGGACCGATCCATCCTGACCGAAAGGCACTACCAGCATGATTGAACGCGTCCGCACCGTCCTGACCGCTGCTGTGACCTGGCTTACCGCCGCCGGCGCTATCGCAGCGATCCTCGTCGAGGAACTGGCCGACATGCCCGCCGTCGCCGACATCGCCGCCCAGGCCGCCGTCGTCATCGCCACCGCAACCGTCATCATTCGCCGGGTTACGCCTGTGCTGCCCGACCAACGTGGCCTGACGAGCTTGAGCAGCGACGAATGAACGTGATTCCGCACGGCGCATGGTCTGTGTACGGCGTGTGGGGCAAACCAGCACCGTTCACGACCGGCAACGCCGGCATTGTCGTGCATCACACCGTCACTGGCATTACGAGCGACCCGGTCGCTGACGTTCAAACCGTCGAACGAGTTACCTACAACCGAGGGTCATTCGCAGCGATCCCGTACTCGTACCTGATTCACCCGACCGGCGCAGTGTTCGAGGGCCGTGGCACCCGTTATCGCAACGGAGCGAACCGGAACGATAAAGGCGGCAGCTACCAGAACCACAACACCGTCAGTATCTCGCTGATCGGTGATTACCGAACCGACCCGGTCACGTCAGCGATGCGGTCGTCGTTCTGGCAGCTCGTCAACCAGCTCGAGCGCTCAGGCGCTACGCAAGAATCACCGGCGCTCATGCCGCACTCCGCTGTCGCCTACACTGAATGCCCATCAAAGGCATTTGATCAGCTTCAACAACCGACACCACCAAACGAGGACGTGATGCAAACGCTCGTCAGCAAGACCAGCGGCCAGGCTTGGGTTACAGCCGGCAACCGTGCCCGACCCATCAGCAACGTGCAGCAATGGCTTGCCACGTTCGACGGGCCGGTCATCGCCGCTGACAACATGGAGCATGTAATCGCTGACCTTTACGAGCTCGTCTCGTAACATGTCGCCATGCAGGTCTGGGTCGCTCTCATCACCGGCGCGTTCTCGTTAGGCGGCATCGCCCTGGCTTCCCTGCTGCAACTCCGCAACCTACGAGCCGAGAACACGGCACAGCACGGCGAAAGCCGGCAACTGCTCGGCCGGCTTGATGAACGCTCAAAACTGACGTTGGACCGAGTCGACCGGGTAGCGCACCGGCTCGACCACCACCTGGAGGACCATCACCGTGTCGAAGGCAGACCAGTTTCGTCAGACAATGGTGCCGAGTAGGCGGCCCAACTTCCACGCTGTCACCCGAGAGCTCGAGGCCAACGACCCCGAGCTGCTCGCCGCCATCGTCGAAGCGCTCAACGACGACCACCCCAACATCGCAATGATTCAGCGCAGCCTCGAGGCCGTCGGCATCGACATGGGCTACTCGTCGGTCGTCAGGTGGCGTGAGCATGTCCGCCGCTGAAGAATTTACGAGGCTGACGGCGCACCGTAACGGCCCGGACCGG